CACTTGGTTTATGATTTAATAAAAATTGGTTTATGGAATGAAGGTATTAAAAATAAACTAATCATGGAAAATGGTTCAGTTCAAAACATACCTGAAATTCCTACAGAAATGAAGGAAGTATATAAGACCGTTTGGGAAATGTCACAAAAGAGAATTTTACAAATGGCGGCCAATAGAAGTGTTTTTATTGATCAGTCACAATCATTGAATTTATTTGTGGATAACGCTACCAAACCCAAATTATTAGCGGCACATTTATTTGGTTGGAAATTAGGGTTAAAAACGGGTATGTATTATTTAAGAACAAGAGCGGCGGTGGATGCAATTAAAGGTTTGGGTGTGGATATGTCAACATCAAAACCAATTGAACAAACGTCATCAGTAAATAATGTTGAAGTACCAAAAAATAATTTTTTAATAAGTGAACAAACACCTGAGGTTGTAATGACATTAGATAAACCAGTAGACTCTCCATTTGATTGTGAGGGATGTGGTTCTTAAAATAATGGGAGACCCCTTGAAGAGTACTCCCAGGTCTTGAGAATATAGGGGGTGAATATTAAGACACTAATTTAAATCCAGCTTCGGCTGGATTTTTTTATTTATTACCATTTTATATTAGTTTATATTTATAGGTATGGCGACATATGGTATAGATTTTCCTTTCCGAGATAGTTTAGAAGGAAAGTTTTTAAAAATGACAGGAGAAGCGGAAAGAGAGATTAGAGGAAACCTAATTCATCTTTTACTGACAAGAAAAGGTAGTAGATATTTCTTACCTGATTTTGGTACCCGTTTATATCAATTTATCTTCGACCAAAACGATATGGTAACATTCGGATTGATTGAAAGTGAGATTAGAGAGACGGTAAAAACCTATATCCCTAATTTAGATATCACATCAATTAATGTCATGTCCGCGGAGGATGACCCCGATGAAACAACCACATTTAACATGATGGAAGATGAAAGATTATTCAGGGTTTCCGACCATTCAACCAAACCATATACCGCCAAAGTAAAAATAGAATACACAGTAACTAATGGAGCATTTTCAACTTCAGATTTTGTAATATTAAACATTTAAGATGAGTAAAAAAATATCATATGCAACCCGTGATTTTGCGGGTTTAAGACAGGAATTAGTAAACCTAACTAAACAATATTATCCTGATTTGGTTAAAAATACCAATGATGCGTCAATATATTCTGTATTGTTAGATTTAAACGCGGCTGTTACCGATAACTTACATTATCACATTGATAGGGTTTGGCAAGAAACTATGTTGGACTTTGCTCAACAAAGACAATCGTTATACCACATTGCAAAAACCTACGGACTTAAAATACCCGGTAACAGACCATCGGTTTGTTTGTGTGATTTCTCAATAAATGTACCCGTTAGAGGAGACAAGGAAGATGAAAGATATTTGGGTATTTTAAAAACAGGAGCTCAAGTTTCAGGTGGAGGACAAGTTTTTGAAACATTAGAAGATATTGATTTCTCTAGTCCATTTAACACTAAAGGGGAACCAAATAGACTTAAAATACCAAACTTTAATGCAAATAACACTTTAGTTTCCTACACAATCACAAAAAGAGATGCGGTTGTTAACGGTGTTAGTAAAATATATAGAAAAATTATAAATCAAACAGATCAAAAACCGTTCTTGAAGTTATTTTTACCTGAACAAAATGTTTTAGGTGTTGTTTCAATTATACATAAAGAGGGTACGTCATTTGGTGCAAACCCAACACCAAGTGAATTTTTAACAACCACAAATAAGTGGTATGAAGTTAAAAGTTTAATACAAAATAGAGTTTTTATACCCGATTCAACTGCGGTTTCAGATAAGGATAATTTTAAATCTGGTGTCTATAAAGACGTTACAAATAAGTTTATAACCGAATACACACCTGAAGGATATTTCTCATTGATATTTGGTTCTGGAACTGTTAATCCATTAGATAATTTGGATAATTACATGACAGGTCAATTAAAGGTGAATTTAGCGAGTTATTTAAACAATTTATCATTAGGTGCAGTACCAAAAACGGATACTACATTATTCGTAAAATACAGAATTGGCGGTGGTAAAAATTCAAACGTAGGTGTAAACGTTGTAAACAGTATTGACACTGTCGAATTCAATGTAAACGGACCTGTTAGTTCAACAAACACTCAGGTTATACAATCTTTGAAAGTTACCAATATTACACCCGCGGTAGGTGGTGCGGACCAACCAACAATTGAGGAATTGAGAAATATGGTTTCATATAATTTCGCAGCACAAGATAGGGCGGTTACGTTAAATGACTATAAATCTTTGATAGAGGTCATGCCATCGACTTTCGGAGCACCGGCTAAGGTAAACGTCATGGAAGAAGATAATAAGGTTAAAATCAAAATATTATCATATGATGATAAAGGTAATTTAACTGACACAGTTTCTAACACATTAAAAAATAATATCATTAATTATCTATCTGAATATAGAATGATAAATGATTACATAGATATTGCAAATGGTGAGGTTATAGACTTAGGATTGGAAATTGATTTGATTATTGATAAAAATGAAAACCCTTCTGATATTATAAAAACAACAATTAACAATACGATTGATTTCTTCTCATTCGATAAAAGAAAGATGGGAGACCCATTATTTGTTGGTGATTTGATTAGACAAGTTGGTCAAGAAAATGGTGTAATCAACGTAATTGATGTTAGAGTTTTCAATAAAATAGGTGGTCAATATTCATCTGCTGAAGTTTCACAATCATACGTAAATGATAGTACCAAAGAGATACAACAGAGTGACATGACCATTTTCATGAAATCCAACCAAATTTACCAAATTAGATTCCCAAATGTCGACATCAAATTTAGAACTAAAACATTAGGAACGACTACATATTAAAATGTTTTTTCGTTATAATAATAGAAAACCCGATCGTTTCTATTTATTATAAGAATCATGCAAAAACATAGAATTTTAACCAACGTTGGTAAGGACAACAAGATTACCGTCGAACTAAAGCAAGATTATGAATTATTAGAAATTCTATCTTTAAAGTTCAGTCAGAAAGACGCGTACGCCTCGTTTTGCTCAGATTATGGTGTTGTTTGTGGTAGGATTTCGGTTAACAATGGTTTAGGTATACCAAATGCAAGAGTTTCAATATTTGTTCCGTTAAAAGACGAACACAAAAATGACCCCGTAATTTCAGCTTTATATCCATATAAAGAGGCTGATGACAAAAATGAGGCGGGTTACAAATACAATTTATTACCATCTAGACAACAACACGGAGGACATGAACCAACAGGTACATTCTTTGACCAAACCGATATTTTAACAAGAGAAGAAGTTTTAGAGGTTTTTGAAACCTATTATTCTTATACGGTTAAAACTAATGAGGCTGGTGACTTTATGATTTGGGGTGTACCATTGGGTAACCAAACATTACATGTCGATGTAGATTTATCGGACATTGGGGCATTTTCATTAAGACCATATGATTTAATTAGACAAGGTGCTGGTGTTGATAAATTTAAAAACAAATACAAATTTAAATCTTCAGAAGATTTAATAACCCTCCCTCAAATTATTTCATATAATAAATCAATTGAAGTATATCCATTTTGGGGTAATGAAGATTATTGTGAAATTGGTTTAACAAGAACCGATTTTGATTTGACAGAAAGAGGTGTCAGTATAAAACCTAAAGCGTTTTTAATCGGAGGAGTTTATACTGACGGTGGAAAAAATTCAATAAGTAAAGCTTGTATACCGAGAGCTAAGATGGGACGTAAGTGCGACTTACTTGCCAAATCGGCTAAAGTAGAATTAATTAGATTCACACCGGTTAAAGATGAAAGTAATAAACCAGTCTTAGAAGAGATACTTCTTAATGAAGATATTCCAGACGATGGTGGTTTTGTGATTCCTTTGGAAATGAATATGGATTTCATCTACACTAACGAGTTTGGTGAAAATGAAATAACAAATGACCCAAATAAAGGGGTTGCAACATCCGCATGTTATAGAGCAAGAATTAACATAAACGATAATGATTTATCAAGAGTTAGACAAAACGCTGATTTTTTAATTCCAAATATTAGAGAGTATGGTTCATATAATAGTACTACTTGGACTATAGATGATAAATCATATGCGTGGTCATTAGATTGGGATGATTATCCAACAACCGCAGTTAGTAATGACGGATCATTAGGGATTTTATATAATGAAAATGGAAAGTATTTTCCGAAAGATTATTTTTATAGATTTAATTATAATAAAGTTTATACTGTTTCATCATTTCAAAGTTCATATCATAATGATAATCTATTCACTAAAGATAGATTTATAGGTATTAAAGAATTAGTACCCGCTGAAGAAGAAGATTGTGGGGATCATTTAACACCACCAGTGAATTTTGGACTTAAGAATTACACATTTACATTATTAATTGCTGACATATTATTATTTTTTGAACAATTAATAAATCTTGTTACGTTATTATTTTTTAACACCAGTGCTAAAGTATTTCATGGACTTGCGGATGCTGTCGATTTTTGGCCAATTAAACGATTGTCAAGAAGTGTTAGAAAATTTGCGTATAGAATTCAAAATTCATCACAAAGAGCTTTGTACCTAATAACGTATCCCGAATGTGAAGAATGTAATGATCCTAATAATTTATATGGTATACAAGCTGGCACATCAACAAGTTCAGAATATTGTCAAGTTGGTACCATAGAAATTACGGGTTCTGGAGATCAATCATATAGAATTTTAAATGCTGCCAATTTT